ATAGAAACTATAGAGTCTATAGAGACTAATCAAGACGCAAATACTCTTCTATTACTAAATAACTTGTTAAATCTTAAAGTTACCCAGGAATCTAAAGATAATTTCCTTACATTTGTTAGGCAAATGGCTCCAACACTTGTTTCAGACTTTAAGATGGGTAAGCATATTGAAGTAATATCAGATAAATTACGTCAATTAGAGTCTGGAGAGATTAAACGTCTAATGGTGTTTCTCCCACCACGTTCATCTAAGTCTGTAATCTGTTCTAAATTGTTTCCTGCCTGGTATATAGGAAGGAATCCAGAACATGAGATACTTACTGTTTCCCATAGTGACCAGTTATCAAGCGACTTTGGTCGTTCTGTCAGGGATATTGTCAATACTGAAGAATTTCAAGATGTATTTAAAGGTGTATCTTTACGATCAGACGTTAGAGCTGCTGGTAAATGGAAAACAAACAGAGGAGGACAGTATTATGCTGCAGGAGTTAGATCCCAGATTGCAGGAAGAGGTGCACACATTGCAATCCTTGATGATGTCATGTCAGAAGAGGACTCATACTCTGAAGCAGGTAGAAGATACGTTAAGGAATGGTACCCAGCAGGACTAAGAACACGTATTATGCCTAATGGTTCCATATTAATTATTAATACAAGGTATCATTATGATGATCTTTGTGGATGGTTACTAAAACAAGAAGAGAATGTAGGAGATTATGAAGTTATTCCTTGGGATGTTGTTCGTATTCCTGCATGGCTTGATGAAGAAGCAGCAGAATTGTTACAACTACCAGTAGGTTCTAGTTATTTTCCTGAATGGAAACCAGATGAAGTACTAAGAGTAGATGAACATGAAATCAAAGCTTCAAATGGTGCACGATACTGGAATGCATTGTATATGCAAGATCCCACACCAGATGAAGGTGGACTTATAAAGAAGAAATGGTTAAAGTGGTGGGAATATGGTGAACCTCCTCCATGTGATTTTATAATACAAACATATGATACAGCATTTTCTACAAAAACTACAGCAGATTATAGTGTTATTCAGACATGGGGAATCTTTTCTATGTATGATGAAACTGACGAAGGTATAGAATCTTTTCAAGGTAATCTTATTTTATTAGGAAACATTAAAGGTAGATTTGAATATCCAGAACTTAGACGTATGACACAAATGTTATATCAAGAACATAGACCTGATGTATGTATGGTAGAAAAGAAAGCATCAGGACAATCATTAATACAAGATATGCGTAGAGCTGGTATACCTGTACTAGAATATTTACCTGATAGAGATAAAGTATCCAGAGTGTATGCAGCTACTCCTATGATGGAGTCTGGTAAAGTATGGTTTCCTAAAAATAAAAAGTGGTCAGAAGATTTGTTAGAGGAAATGTTAAGGTTTCCAAATGCTGCACATGATGACCAAGTTGATGCCATGACAATGGCTATACACTATGTAAAAGAGTCTTGGCATTTAACACATCCAGAAGATCCTGATTGGAATGACGAACCAAAAGAAAAAAAAGTTGCATACTGGAGAGTTTAGTGTTATAATAAGTGTATGGAAAAAAAGTGTGCTTTTGTACCTAAACAAAAACATACGATAACTATCACTAATAAATACGATCCTAACGTAGATTATTATATAGAAAGAGAGAGACAATATGGGAACAGAGGTAAAATTTCAACCAACAAAAACAAAAGTAAAATCTAAATTTTTTGATACTAAAGCTGGTGATAAAATTAATTTAGATCTACAAGGCTATGTTAAACACAAAGATGTTTTATCAGGTAAACCTTTAAAAGGTTCTAAAATAAAAGCTACAGCTAAATACAAAAAAGGTAAGCATGGAGTTTCTGGAGAAGCTGTTTATAAACCTGGTAGTAAAGAAGGTTCTATAGGAGCTAAGTATACATACAGTTTTAAAAAAGGTGGTAAGATATAATGGCTACAGAAAAAAATCCATTTGAAAGAATTAGTGAAGAAATAACTAATGTAGTACAAATGCCTACACCTGAAGAAATGATGGAAGGTGCACCAACATTTGAGATGGAAGATGATGGTGGTGTTACTGTAGACTTTACAGGTGTTGTAGAAATGGAAGCTGAAGAATCTATACAAGAATGGTATGGAGATTTAACAGATACATTAGAAGATGAAGAAAAAGAAAACATTGCAGCAGATGTAGTAGATAACTATACATCAGATAAAGAATCTCGTGCTGAATGGGAAGCAATGTTTGAAAAAGGTTTTGATCTATTAGGATTAAAGATACAAGAATCTTCAGAACCATTTGAAGGTGCATGTACAGCAGTACATCCAATGTTAATAGAATCTGCTGTTAAGTTTCAATCAAAAGCTATACAAGAATTATTTCCACCATCAGGTCCAGTTAAAGCTCAGATCATAGGTAAGTCTACTCCTGAAAGAGAAGATCAAGCTAATCGTGTTCAAGAGTTTATGAATTATCAAACAACAGATCAGATGCCTGAATACTTTGATGAGATGGAAAGAATGTTATTTCATTTACCATTAATAGGATCAGCATTTAAAAAAGTTTATTATGATGCTAATTTAAAAAGACCAGTATCTGAGTTTGTTCCTATTGATCAATTCTATGTTTCTTACTATGCATCTAATCTACGTAAAGCAGATAGATACACACATGTAATATATAGAAGTCCTGTTGATCTTGCAAAAGATATACGTACAGGAATATATAGAGATGTAGATTTACCAGAAGCAACTAATCCACAACCTACTTCTTTTTCAGAAAAGATGGATACAATTATTGGTTTGTCTCCTACAGGAACAAATGATCCACAATATACATTACTAGAACAACATTGTTATTTAGAAATAGAAGAAGACTATGCTCTTCCTTATATTGTTACAGTAGAAGAGAAGTCACAACAAATTTTAAGTATTCGTAGAAACTATAAGAAGGATGATAAGAATCAAGAAAAAGTGTCGCACTTTGTTCACTATAGATTCGTACCAGGCTTTAGTTTCTATGGATTTGGTCTCATGCACTTTTTAGGAAACTTAACTATGACTGCTACTGCAGCCATGAGAAGTTTAGTGGATGCAGGTCAATTCGCAAACTTACCAGGAGGATTCAAAGCAAAGGGTGTAAGAATTGTTGGAGACAACGATCCTATATCACCAGGTGAGTTTAAAGAAGTTGAAGCTACAGGACAAGATCTCAACAAGGCTATAGTGTCTCTCCCATATAAAGAGCCTTCCTCAACTCTGTTCAATATGCTTGGCTTCATTACTCAAGCAGGTCAAAAGTTTGCTGATAGTACAGAACAAATAGTTTCTGACGCAGCATCTTATGGACCTGTGGGTACAACAATGGCATTACTAGAAGCATCAAGTAAGTTCTTCTCTGCTATTCACAAGAGATTACACAAATCTCAACGAGATGAATTTAAAATACTTGCCCAGATAAACTATGATTATCTACCTTCTGAGTATCCATATGAAGTACCTTTTGCTGATAAGAATGTTCTTAAACAAGACTTTGATGGTAGAGTAGATGTGATACCAGTATCAGATCCTAACATTCCATCAAATGCACATAGAATGATGATTTCGCAGATGGCATTACAAATGGCACAGCAATCACCTCCTGGTATGTTTAACCTTGAAGCATTAAATAGAACAATATTAAATGCTGCTAATTTGCCTAACATAGAAGAAATACTTCCACCTAAAAAAGAACCACAAAAATTAGATCCTGTATCTGATATAATGGCTGCAACAAAAGGTATACCTATTGCAGCATTTCCAGGACAGAACCATGACTCACATATACAAGTAAAGATGATGTATCTACAAGATCCTCAGAATGGTGCTAATCCTATAATGGCTAGATTAAAACCAATACTAGAAGCAAACATACAAGAACATTCTGTATTAAAATATCAAGAACAAATGAATGGTATGGCAAGAGCTGCAATGGAACAACTACCACCAGATCAACAACAAAATCCTCAAGTTGCTGAAATGGCTATGGCTACTGCAGCACAACAAGTATTGAATGCAAATCAAATGGGACAAGCTCAATCACCTGAACAACAAATGGTAGCATTAGAAACAGCTAAAGTAGAATTAGAAAAACAAAAACTACAATCTACTATGGCTAAATATTCTGCAGACTCTGCATTAGATGCACAGAAATTAGAATTAGAAGAAGCTAAGTTAATGGTTGCTGCAGGTAAATCTGGTCAAGATGCTATATTGAAAAAAGAGAAAGCAGATCTTGATAGAGCTTCAAAAGAAACAATGAAGTCTTTAGACTTATTAGCTAAGACAACTATGGCAGAAGAAAAGAATGCTATAGACATGGAAAAAATTCGTATAGCTGCTTTAACCAAAGTAGCTGGTATGGATGATCTGGATGACAGACAAAGAAGTTTTAAACTTATTGATGTTATGATGGATCTATTAAAAGAAGAAATGAAAGGAGATGATCAGAATGCCAATAGGGAATAAAGCTTACCCTGTAAAAAAGGGTGTAACCAATGGATACCCAACCCATGTTCCAAATGGAGATGGTGGCATGTATGGAGATTATACTAAAGATAGTTATCCTGTTGCAGGTGAAAGGCAACTAAGAGGAGCTTTAAATGAGTATGATCAAAGTGCTTGGAAGTATCCAGAACCAACTAAAGGGAGAAGATAATATGTGGAAATCACCAGTCGTAAAAGAAATATCTGTAGGACTAGAGATTAACTGTTATGCATGTGCAGAAATTTAATTTCTAAATATGGATATATGGGATGAGGTTGTTAAAGAATATAATGACGAACTCAATAAACTAAGATTAAATGTCTCTAGTGGGCAAGCAGATTCTTTTGCTCACTATAGACAACTCGTAGGACTTGTTCAAGGTATTGAATGGTCTCGTAATAAATTAACTGAAGTAGTTAAGAAAAGACTATACGAAGAAGAGGATGACTAATGCAACAGGCACATTTAGGTAAATCTATAAAGAATGATATGTGGATTACAGAAGAAGAAGACGAAAGTACTCCAGATGTCTTACCTGAACTTCCAGGTTTTCATGTACTCGTAAGACCTGTCTCAATAAAAGAGAAAACTAAGGGTGGTATATTACTACCAAATTCAACTAAAGACGATATGTCGTATTTAACAACTATAGGTGAAGTTATTAAAATAGGTGATCTTGCTTATAATGATAATGAAAAATTTCCTAAAGGACCTTGGTGTCAATTAGGAGATTATGTTTGCTATGCTAAACATGCTGGTCAAAAGATACAATATAAAAATGTTAAGATGATTTTATTGTATGATGATCAAGTTATAATGAAAGTACAAGATCCAAAGTTTTTAGATCCTACTTTTAATTTAACTAAATATAGTAGTTAAAATTTGCACTATTAATTTTTTTAGTGTATAATATATAATATAAGATACGTAAGTCGTATGTCTCGTAAACAACGAAAGGTAATAAAATGGATAATCAAGAATGGAGTAAAGTAGAAACTAAAGCTCCAGAAGAACCAAAAGTAGAATATGAAGTAGAAGGTGAAGAAGATGAAAAAGTTGAAACTCCTTCGCCTATTGAAGCAAAAGAGAAAGTTAAATCAGAAGAAGCTCCTAAAGAAGACTCTCCACCAGAACTTGAAGGTGTAGATACTAAAGGAGCTCAAAAAAGAATACGTCAATTAGTTAAGCAACGAAAAGAAAGAGATGAAAAACTTGCTCAACTAATGAGACAAAATGAAGAGTTAAGTAGTAAATTACAAAATACAGAGCATCAATTTAATACTGTTAGTAAATTAAATTTAAATGCAAGTGAAAAACAAATAACAGATAAGTTAGAACTTGCAAGAAATGCTTATAAGTCTGCTCACGAAGAAGGTGACTCAGCTAAGATACTACAAGCTCAAGAGTTTTTGAATGAAGCACAAAATGATTTAAAATCATTGACTGCTACAAAACAACAATTTGAACAACAACCTGTACAACAACAACAAGTACAGCAACCACAATATCAACCCCAACCTACTCCTGATCCAAGAGCAGCAGAATGGGCACAAAAGAATGAGTGGTTTGGTTCAGATCAAGTTATGACTGCAGCATCTTTAGCAATAGATGGTCAGTTAAAAGAAGAAGGTTATAATCCTACAGATCCAGAGTATTATACTGAAATAGATCGTAGGTTACAAGAAACATTTCCTCATAAGTTTGCAGCACAAGCTGCTACAGGTGGGGAAGTTCGCCAGCAGGTAGAAGCGTCAAAACCTGCTCAAGTGGTTGCTGGAGCATCTCGCAGCTCTCCAGGTTCCAGTAAAAAGGTTAAGCTGTCAAAAGAAGATATTAGACTAGCTAACAAATGGAAT